AACGGGGTGTCTTCGGGACTTACCGATTCTATAATTCCACTCAAGTCCTCTTTTATTGAATTTGCTCCGTCATAGGAGTCAAACGTATTTGATGGTTGTGCCATGATAATTTCCTCAAGAAATGTTAACTGCCCAAGATTAACGCGACTGCGTCATCAATTGAGCCACTGGTTTTAAGTCGGTTCTGTTTATTACGAATTTCTTTAGCGCCTAACTTAACTTTCTTTGATCCTGCTTTTAACGGCTGCGTTCTCTTTTTGTGAGTTGCTTTTTCAACTGCCTTGCTTTTGCCTGCCACAATTTCACGATACTTTCTCGCGTCTTCCAAAACTCTTATTGCCCTATGGTCCACAATCGTCGATATCTCATCCGGGGAGTACCCATATTCATTACCAACCGCAAGCATCTGCTCTTTCATCACTTTGCCCTTATCAGGATCACGAAGATCAGGCATGATTTCGAGGAGCTTAGACATCTCTTGGTTACGATGTGCTTCTAGAGCTAAATTCTGGGCATGTGCCTGGTCATTAGCGACTTGTTGATACTGCTGCATTTCACCTTGGTAGGTCTGCATATCATGCTCAAATCTTGCGTTTGCTTCGACGTACCCGATGGGATCGGTGTCTAGCATGGCGAGGTCTGGCTTAATAGGCTGACGAGCTGCGCCTCCATTTTGCAGTTTCGCAAAAAGGTCTGTCACTTGCTGACGAGATTCAAGTAATGCGTTGTAAACGTCTTCAGTTTGCTTTCGCGCTTGAGCGTTTTCCTGCATTCCTTTTTTAATGAACTGTTGACCTGAAAACCCTTGCTTGAGTTCTTCGAGAGTTACAGCCTTTTCCTCACCATCAATTTTGACAGTGTAAGACTGGCTCTGCTGAACGGCATCGTCTTCGTCCTCATCTTCATCTTCATCTTCATCTTGTTCATCTACATCTACATCTTCATCCTGCGACTCAGGCTCCGAGCTTTCGCTATCGTCTTCGGTATCTTCTACCTCTTCCTCAAGTTCAGCTTGTTCGGGTTGCTCTAAAAGCAGTTCTGCGGCACTTTCGATGCTGCCGTCCATCATAGGTTCAGTCGTTTCCACGTTGCTGTTTTCCTTTTTGTTTATCGTTAACCGCATCGTTCAGCAAAGCTGCGTTGATTTTGGTTTCGATGGTGGTAAGCGCATCAATTAAGTTTCGCGCTTGGTTGATCGCCTCATCGTCACGAGACTGGTTTAAAAAGACGCCAATGGCATCATTTCTAACATCTTCAAAAAGCTCCTTAAAGACATCGTCTTTTGCAAGACGGTCATATCTTTGCGCCTTTTCTTTTATATTCAAAACCTACCACCAGTGACTGCTTGGGCAGGTGAATCTTGTGGGTATCTAGGGATCGCCTGGGCCTGTTTAACGCCCTGAACGTCAACAGAGGTTTGGTACTTACCGTATATCTCAGCGGCCTTTACAAGTAAATCCTGATCCATTTGATCGCGCACCCGGTCATCCTGGGCAATCGCCTTTTGAGCATCAATTTGTAATCGAGCCATATCACTTTGTGACTTAGCTTGTGCCTTCATTTGCTCGGCTTGGAGGTAAGCGGCTGCTTGATCCATTGGAGGTTCTTGCGTCTGGGCCTGTTGCTGCATTTGCAATTCTTGCTCGGCAGACATTGGCTTAAAGTATCTGTCTATATTTCTTAATCCACCCATTGCCAGCATATCCGCTAGGGTGTTTCGGATTTCAGTCATACCAACCAAGCCATTTGCTACTCCGTAACTACTGAATATCTGGACCTGCATTTCAAGCGCCTTGGTCAGCGCTGCAAGTCGCTCACCTTCTTTGCCCGTCCCCAAGCCTACGTTGACAGTAACGTCCATTTCCTTATTCCATGACCGAGGATCAACAGGCATAAAATCATTACCTGCAATCGCCATCATTTCTTTCTTGTCACAATTCTCTATAGTCAGCTTCAACATAAGCTTGAAAAGCTGGGTAACGCCGCCCTCTGCCAGGTTCCTTGCCATTACCTCGATTTGCGTTGCAGCGCCCTGAATGGTTGCGTTAACCGCTGTGGCTGTTGTCCCGGTTAAGGCGTTAGGGTCTAGTCCTGAACTAGCTGCAGATACGCCTGTTTTTTGGTCTATCTGGTCATCAAAATACGCAACCGCTGCGAGGGTCTGACCTGCAACAAATGGAACTGTTAACTGGTTAATTGCGCCCTGCTGTTTGGTCCTGACTACCCCGCCGATTTCGTTATTTAGGAAGTCATCAATATTGACCTGACCCTCAACAATCTCAGTTCGCGGGTTATTTGTTAACGCGACATTATCCAAAACACCGCGCAACATTGCTGTCGCTGCGTCCTGCTCTGCAAACAGAATATCTGCAAGAGAATTACCTACCCAGGTGTGCGGCTCCGGGTCGTGCTGGAACATTGCAAACGGCAAATCACCCCACGGCTCGTAATCAAGTAGCTCATCACTACCCCCGCCAAGGAGAATCTTATGCATTGTTGGGTCGCCCGTACCGTCTACGTCAATTTTCATGTAGACCTCAGACACAACAACCTTTCTCATGCTTGGATCGAGCATCTGCTCTTCGTTTTCAAAAGAAAAGTTCTGGCGCTCAAATCGTTCTTCATCCGCAAAGTTATCGGTATCAGACGAGGTTAATTCAGAGACTGTTTCAAAGTCATAGCCCATTGCGACTAGCTCGCCAACGCGCATATCACGCTTGTGAACTACGCAATAAGCATCGTCAATTGAGGTGGCTTCAGAGCTAACAAAAAACTCTTCTGGGGGCAGGCTTTCAATGACGAGATCGCCGTACTCTTCGGTTACTGATATCTTTACATCGTGCTGGGTCTGCTCAATTTCCATGCCCATTTCATCAACTACGATGCTGACGTTTTGGGTGTGCGAAATAACCTCTACGGACGGGTCGTTAACAATTAAACTAAACTCCATGTCGGGCAGGTCTTGGTGATCGTAAGTTTCGCTTTTCTTTTCAATATTCCAGTAGCATTTAACAACGCCGCACTTCTTCAGTAGAGAGTCACTAAAGGCATCTTGCAGCACTCGATAGCCGCCTAACTGGTTGAACTTGTAGTTCACATACTTGGTAGCTTGTTCACTAAACTGGGCATCTTCTGGCCCCATCGGGGCAAACTCAACAGGCTTGTCTGTGGATAAAAACACCCGCATAAGACTTGGCTTAATGGCGCGTATCTTGTCCCTAATCTTGGTGGCTACAACCTTTGATCGACCATCCTCTTCACCGATATCAACCCGGCCATCGTAGTAGCGTTGTGCTTTTAGCCTGTCAGAGACTATCTGAGAATTAACAAAGTCCTCGGCACTATCCACGGCATCTGACGCAATACTTTTAATGTCATCGTCACTTAGCTTTTTAAGTTCCATATATATATTTTCCACGAGAAAAACCGCCAGATAAGGCGGTATAAGTATTGAGGGTTATCTAAAAGTTTTCGACTAGGCCAGCAGGTACTTGTCGTTTAACAACACTATCTGCGCCCTGCATTATACGACCTGCAATGGCAACGACCTTTTGATTTAAAACACCAAAAGCCGTTTTATCGGTCAGTGCGGCGCGAACTAGATCAGGGTCTTCAGAGAAAAGTATTTTAACGATGGTGCGTTTTTGCTGATCATTAAGACCTAAGTCTTCGGGAATTATTGCTGCGGCGGCACGACTAACATTGCCAGGGGTCGGGAAACTTACCGCCTCGCTTAAAGCCGCTACCTTACCAACCGTACCCATCTCGTTGGTTGCCTCTTCAACAAACTGCGTCATAGAGTTCCCAGCTGGTTTAATAGCTGTATTGTTTTGCTGCGCTCGACCAGCGCGAGCCAAGGCATCAATTGTGTTATCAGCTTGATCTTCGGGCAACATAACCCTCATTGCCTGGTATGGACCTGAATTAGATCGCTCCAGCCCTCCTGCTTGTGCAGGAAATGAGCCTTTTTTGTCAGTTAATTTTCTTCGGACTGAGGTGTAATAACCTGCCCTAAAAGCCTTAATCTCGTCAGCATCTAAATCATCTAATATGTTTGCAAGATCGTCACCGCTTAATGAATGTGATTTTTTTCCCAACTGAAACGCAGAGTCAAATGCCTCACGCGCAGAGTAATTTGCTCGATTTGTTTTGAGCCGAGGGCTTGCCTTGTCAATCGCAGTTCTTAAAATCTGCTCTGCCTCTCCAAGCTCCTCAGCAATGGTTGTACTAGGTTTAGAGCCTACATATTTATTATCCTCCATTTCTTTCAGAAGGCGCCTAACATACTCAGCGTCCTTGAGTGTTGGTTCCCGAATAAAATCAAAGTACGGCTCCCCAGAGTCTGGGTCCATTTTTTGACCAAACAGCGGTTGCGCGCTGGGGTTTTTTGTTTTCTCAGCTTCGTGAAGCTCATCTAAGTTTCGCCGCAACCTTGAGTTAGCAGATAACTTTTCAAACAGTTTTTGCCTGGCGGCTTCTGTTATTCCTCCTCCCCCACGGTAGGTATCTTGATACTCTTCACCCTGATAGGCTTTTAATTCTCTATTTGCCTTCTTTTGAGCCAAAGTAACATTCTCATCGGCAATGCCTGGAGCTAATGCCCCTTTTACTTCCCTATTGGCAGCGTTCATCGTTTGGTCTACGCGAGCGCTTGCGGCTGTTTTAATATCCCCAGCAGCTTCTCCACCTTCAGATGCAATGCCACGCAAACTAGCAGGCAAAGCGTCATCTTCAGCCATCACACCGCCATTACGGACATCGTCCACCGTCTCATCAATGGTCTTACCTGTGCGCTTTCGTAGCTTATTTAGGTACTCGGTAACCTTACCTGCGTATTCATTACCAAACTTATTTCGTAAGGCCGTTTGCACAGCGTTATAGCCTACTGCCCCGCCTTTGACCACTTGACGCAACGCTTCTGATGCAGCAACGGCTGAGATAGCGCCTACACTAGCATCTGTGGCCTGACCGCCAAGCGACTCACTTTCGGAATATCCATAACCTGCTGCTGCGCCAACAGGTGCGGCGCGCATTACTCGATTTCCTAGTGCGGCCAGTCTTGTTGCGTTACCTGCGGCTGCTGGCGCTCCCACTCCTGTGAGCATAGCCGCTATCGTAGGCACTAACCCACCAATAATCTCTGAGGTAATCGCAACGCCAGGGTTATCAGCTTGGAACTGCTTTACCTTTGACCGTGCGATACCGCGAGCTTGTTGATAGGTCTTTGGGTTATCACTAAACTGAGAAAGGCCGCTATTAATTGCCCCCTCAATCTCATCGCCAAGCCCCAAGCCAAAGCCCTGACCTGCGAAGGTTCGCACCAAATTTCCAGCATAGCTGCCCTGCGGCTCTTTAGGTGTACTTGCCGAATTCCCGCCAAGTTCTAAATTAATGGAGGCTAATATTTCTTTTTGTGTACTCATTTCTGCTCCTGATCCATAAAGGCTTTACGTTGAGCATAGTTCATGCGATCCCAAATATACTGAGGCGTAATAGGCATCTCTGGTGTGCTTTTATCTGCCGCCAATTTAATTAGCTCTTGGTTATTTGGCGGTAGGTTAGCAACCGCATATTCACGCTCTTCTTGCTCCATTACCTCAGAAGTCCACTGCGTAAAACCAATGCCAGAGTTAAGCCTGTTTGTTTTCTTGAGAAGTTCACGCCTAAATTTATCCTGCGCTTTTATCTTATCGTCAATGTATTTGATTGTTTCAGCAGATTTTAGCCCCTGCGGAAATCCAGTAGACAGGGCTAGTTTTAGCTCCGTAGCACTTAGCGCGCCAAACGTAGCAGAGTTAATAATGTCAATGCCCATCTCATTAGCTACATTGCGAAGTAACTGAGTATTTGAGTTAAACGTAGGCATATGTTGCTTTATCCAGCCAGTTTCTGCGCCAGCCTCAATTAGCTGTTTTGCTTGACGCAACGAGACAATTTGATTGTTAAGGGCATCGTACCTATTAAAGTATTCTTTTGCCTTACTACGGGCCTGCACTATATCTGACTCACGCAGTGTCGCATCTGTTGTCATCTGCGCTGTCTCTGCATCAGTCGTGCCTTTGCCACCAAGCTTAATGAGGGTATAACCGCCAACAACATTAGGGTCAAGATGGTAGGTAAATTGATCGCCAGCGCTGATGCCATGCTCTGGCATATCCTCTTGGGCAGTCTGGATAGAGCCGATGTTTTTGCTCATATGTTGCGGCTTAAACTGATTGGTCAAGAACGCGCTTAAAATATCTTTGGTCATACTTGGGTTTGCTTTAATGGCTGCCAGTGCTGCCTGCGCCATCGGGTTATCTTTTTGCTGTGATAGATATGCCATTGTTGCGTTAGCATCTAGGCCGTCAAGCCGTCTGGTTTCGCCCATCTTAATGGTGTCAGCAGCAGACGCCGCTATCCCAGCATCAGGGTTTAAACGCATAGAGTTAAAGCCCATCTGTAACTTAGCCATCCTGACCGGGTCGGCTCTAAGGTTCTGAAAGCCTGTACCGATACGCGACAGCAAGCCTGGCTCTATGTCGTTGTATGATTCTTGGCTCATTGGCATACGATTGGCAACCGAAGTCGGGTCTTCTCGTACCATTGCACCTTGAGCTACTGGTATTGCAATCGCTGACATATTTGCTTTATTTGCCTGCTGCTGCTTTAAAAGTTCTAATTCTGCTGGTGTCATATTATCGTCCTAATGCTTTTGCGATCATTGCTCTAAGAGCCGACGAGCCACTTTTATCGTCCTCTTCTTTTTTTCCAAATTGATGCACCAAACCCTGACCGTAAGCCGCCATCGGAATACTGCTGGCTTGCAATAATCCACCGCCGCGCTGTACTGGGTCTATGACTGGCGAAACAAAACCTGATCCGCTATAACCTTCCGCATTTTGACCCATGCGCGCAAGATACGGCTGCATTTGCTCAAAGAAAGTCGGAGGCACAGCAGGTTCGGGTAAGTTAAGTCCTATACTTGCAGCGGTAGGTGCTTGCACTGCACTTGCTATCGGGGCAGCTTGTTCAGCGTTATTTATTAGCAGCTTTTCTATTGCTAATTTTTTTAACTTTTCTTCTGCGTCTTCGTTTGGATCGTACATATCAATTTCCTTTCATCATTCCCGCGCCAAGCGTCAAGTAATCAAATAACCCTGGCGTCTTGCTTGTGTTAGTTGTTTGTGGAACTGGCGAGGCACCTAGCGCCTGCGACAACAGCCCAATACTGTCATATGGCGAGCTTTGATATTGGCTGTACTGATTCCGCGCTGCATCAATTAATAGCTGATTAATGCCCTGTTTCATTGCGCCGTCTTGTGCCAAGTTATTTGTTAATTGCTGACCCATACCAAAACCAATGTTGCTTAGATCACCAAGCTGCCTACCTGCTGCCAGCCTTTGCTGTGATCCTGCGAGCCCTGCTGCCTGATTAGCCAGTTGTGCGTTTTGATTTTGCGTTGCGTTAAACTGATTAGCTTGATTGAAGGATGATTGGTTAGCTAGACCCGCAGTGTTCTGCGCCTGCGCCCCAAACTGTCGTGCTTGATTAAGTGAGGCTTGATTAGCAAGAGCCGAGTTATTTGCTGCTTGTGCGCCAAACTGATTCGCCTGATTAAATGCCGCTTGGTTAGCTAAGTTGGCGGTGTTGCCAGCTTGAGCGCCAAACTGATTAGCCGCTTGCTGCTGTGCAGAGTATTGCTGTGCAGCTTGATTAAATGCTGACGCGCCAAACTCATTGGCACGATTTGCTGCAGCGGCATTTGTCAGTCCCGCTGTGTTAGCGGCTGACGCGCCAAATTGACTTGCTTGATTATTAGCACCTTGATTAGCAAGATTAGCCTGCAGGGTACTTTGCAGATCGGTAAGACCCATTTGCTGTGCATTGTTAAATCCAGCTTGGCGCAGCGCAGAGGTTGTTTTAGCGGCTTGATCGTAATAATTCCTGTTGTTCTCGGACTCGCGTAAAGCATGTCGAGAGCCACCAAAAGCGCCTGCCGCTGTGGCATTGGCGCCACTACTTTGCTGTTGCATTTGACGCGCTCGGTCCATATCGCCCAGCGTGTTATCAATCACCTGGCTATCATACTGATTCATATACCGCGACAGATCAGAATCGCCAATTTGACCAGCTTGCACGTTGTTCGCGCCATAGCCCGTTGATCCAGCGTTTGTCGCACCGTACCCAGTTGATCCTAAATTCGCAGCATTAAAACCTTGCCCAGACGCTTGTGCAGCATCATAGCCTTGGCCTGTTGAGCCTGCAGCTTGATAACCATTGCCTGACACTTGTGAGGCTCCATAGCCTGACGGCGAGATGTTACTTGGCTGATAATTCATTTCACTGCCAGCACCCGAAATGGATTGGTTTATCGCCTCCGCTGCAGTTTGATTGATGTTTGGCTGTCTTGGGGCGGCAGGAATACTTGGTGGGGGCGGTGGAGTTGGAGTTGGAGTTGGATCAAACCCCGGATTCGCATAAGGAGGTATCGCACCTGGTTCGCTAGGCTGTATATTAATACCTGAAACTGGAGGCACATACCCGCCTCCCTTACCACCTGATGCTGGCGTGGCGGCAGGAGGTACATTACCGCTACCTGCTGGACCGCCAAAACTTTGGGCATTTTTAGGAATATTTGCATTGTAATTACCCTGCATGTCAACGCCACCCATTTCCTGGTCAGGACTCTGGGTCCATTTAGGAATGCCTTGGTGTTGGTAAAACTGGGTCGGGTTATTGAATTCCTCTATTTCAGCAGCCGTTGGCTGTCGCATAGGCGCAGTAGGAGTATTTGCGGCTACTTCGTTAGCTTTTTGAAAATACTGGGTTATACCGCCAGCACCATTTAGCGGATCGCCTAGTGCAGCAGGCTGTGGTGTAGCAATTCCACGAGCCGCATCAGGCTGCATAGGTTGAGCGACAGCACCCGGTTGGGCAGGCATAGCCTGAAACGGATTAGGCAACATCCCGCCGAATGGGGTACTCATCTGCGGCGAAAACGCAGGGGCAGCAGGTAACGCGGGAGCAACAGGTGCTGCTGGCGCATTGGGAAGCATACCCGGTTTGGTCATTCCGACAATGTTGGGATTACCTGCACCAGCCATTAGAACATCCCCCCATTAAAATACGGATAAGGATTTACTGGGGCATCAGGTTTTACAACGGTTGGGTCAACGAACAAATCATCATACGCCTGGGCTTGCCCTGGTCTTGATTTATTCATATCTGCCACTGCCATTTCAAACATGGGGAAAGACGAGTGCGTTGCCATGCCGTTGTAATCCGTAGCCTCTGGCATACCGTCCATCGCATTCATGCCGGGATCAACCAAACCAAAGGCTGATGCTGCATCAATATTGGATTGCATCGCCTGCTGTTGAGGTTGAGTAAAACCAGCAACGTCTGGACCCATATAGGGCATATAGCCAACCTTCTGCAATTCTTCGGCTCTTGCCATATTCCGCATTGACGGCTGCTGAATCCAACTTGGAATCTCAACCGAAGATGATTGCTTACCGCCTTTTCCGCCACCTGACATATCAAATATCCTTTGTAAGTGTGGTGAACGCTTCGGTCCACCCTTTGGTTTTTAAAACTCTTGCCCAGCCCTTACGGCCAGCGATAGTCATTGCTGTACAACCCTGGGCTTTGGCAAACGCCATCGCAGAGTCATCCATATCGACAATTTGGTTTTTCTCTCCCCCAGCTAGAAAGATATGGAACACTTTCTTGCGGGGAAAAATGATAATTTCTGTTACAGCACAGCCGTTTTCTGCAGGCCAAAACTGCATGTGCGCGGTAGAAATACCCTGCACAATATCTTCGTAAATGTGCGTACCACCAGAATACTCAAGCGCGGATTCGATCCACGGTCTACACCGATTAAGCTCATCACTTAACGACATTTATTGCTCTATTCGAGTAATCGAAACCTGCACCGCAGGAATGGCGGGTATGGGTGATGATGCGGCTGCATTAGGCAGCGTTAAGCCTGTGTTAGAGACTGAGTAGAGAACCTTTAGATAATTGCCAGCGGCTACTGTTACAAGCGCCGTATGGCTAATTATATCGGCCCCAGCAACGGCCTTTCTAACAGCAAATCCATCGGTCCCGTTGACGTTAATCCACAGATACCCGGTATAACTAGAGCTTGCGGTTGCCTGCGCGGTTACCGTGACTTGCAGCAGTCCAGCTTCGGTGCAGTCAATTTTGGTGGCGTCTGATCCATTAATCGCCAAGCCATTAACCTGCGTTGCGCTGTTAAACGTAATTGCTGTGGCGGTGTTCGCATTTGACGCCGTCTGAGTAGCCGTTGCATAGAATTGGCCGCAGCCTCCTTCCATTAAGATTTGCTTGTAAGCGTTACCTTTAGCGATCACTGGGTATCCAGTGTTATCCCACAGCATGACGCCCTGTGATGCCGCAGAGTCGCCTGACAAACGATAAACTAACTGTGATTTGGTCGACGATAGGCTATCAATAAGGCGCTTGCCCCATAACTTCCAGTCGGGGCCAATCGGTTGTGGTAACTGATAGCTCAACGTCTGCCTCCCTCAATGACATTTAACCGCATCTTGCCTGCGCGCCAGTCTTTGAGGTTAGTGCCGTTTATCCGCATCCTTACCTGGCGACCTTGAAACCTTGCCCCGGTTGGATTGCCTAGCGTAAAGGGGCCGTGACTAGACTCTTCGCCGTTAGGATAAAAGCGCGTCTTAAACGTCAGGCTTACCTCACCTTGAGAACCTTCGTCGGGGATGATTTCGTTGACCTTAATGATGGTCTGACCACTGCCCATCGCAATAGGCCCGGACTCTAAAAATGGCGCAGAGTCATGCGCTAAACCAAACTCATGGTTGTACAAGTTCCCAGAAGCATCAAACCAAAGCGGCGATCTGAAAGCACCTAAGTCAACGCCGGATGTACGCGATAGCGTACCTATATTCCAATGACCCTCCTTATAGTCATAGACTACATAACGATCATTCTCCATCGAGTCGCCAGATGGGTAAAACCACCAGACTTCACCAAATTGCGAATTGTGAATCGCGCAGACCTTTGAGCGTTGCGCTGCGTTTAGCGAGGTAAACACATAGTCTAAAACCTCACATGGCATTTCTTGTACGGAGCTTCCGTTGTACTGAAAGAACCCTCCCGTACCCATCCAAAATGCGCCCTCATCAACAGCGATAGCTGCCTGGCGAGAGATGATCCCGCACGATGTACCAACCCGACTAAACGAGTAAACAAAGGGTGGCCCTGCGTAAGTAGCTGAGTGAGCATCTAAATTGGTTAGTATGAGCGCAGAACCCTTTACCCGGATGCCGCACATAATTTCGCCAGTTGTTTGCAGTTCAATGTCACCCGCTTGATTAGTTGTCGCTGCAGCCCATAGGTTGTTGTTCTCTCGATCCGACCAGGCAACCTTTTGTGGGTTACCCCCTGACGCGAGAGCAAACACAAAACGCTCGTCAGTCACCATGATTGCTTTATTGCCCGTAGGCGCATTACTTAAAACAGCAGCCACTGTTGATCCGTTAAGCTGCCATTGATATATCTTCCCATCCGCTGACGAGCAAGCGACCAAATACTGACCAAAGTTATCGAGCGACCACGTTGTTACGTTCGCAGGTAACGCGCCATCCCTTGACGTTCCATAAGCTGTATTGCCGTAGGTCTGTCCACCGAAGCCATAGTTTATATTGCCGTTAACAGCACCCGCTGTGAAACTGGTCGGCGTAATGTCACTAACTGTTGAGCCTTGATTGATCGCGTACAGTTTGTTGTGCGTTCCAACGGCAATGTGGGCATCGTCAGAGTGATCTGTCCAAGCGACTGCTCCTCTGGGAACTGATGCGGTTGCGCTGGCCTTGCGTGTTGTCCATCCACCGATTGGGCGAACAGAGCCATTTTGCCATCTGATAAAGTTGCCATCAATCCAACGGCCAGACGAGTCTAAATCCGTCCCGTGGTTGTAAATACCCGCCGGGAGTTCAAGGGCGATAAGCGCCATAATGTTTTCCTTG